CTAGAAATCCGTTTCAACATAGACCCCGGCGCAGTCATAGGCGATGGCCGCGGCAGTCGCGCCATTGTTCATGTAAAGCCGGGGCGACAGGAACTGCGTGTTGGCGGGCAGATCGGTGGCGATTTCCTGTTCGACGACGGCACCCGACACCTCGTCCACCAGCCGCGTCCAGACGGATGTGCCATTTGGCGGGGCGGCGATGAACAGGGTCAGCGCGCCGCCGGTGGCGATGGCGAAGCTGGCGCCCATGTCGGTCAGGGTCGGCGCGCCGGTGCCATCGTTCCGGACCAGTTGCCAGTTGGCATGCGTGCTGCGCTGGAAGCCGATCCCGATGCAGTTCAAGACGGTGGCCAAGGTCAGCGTTGTGGCCAATGCGGCGGTCGAGCCGTAGAGACCGAAAAAGCCCATCCCGGTCGCCTGCAAGGTCGTGAGCGATAGCCGTGTCACGAAGGTCCAGCCGCCAAGCCCGGCCGCATTGCCGCGCCAGCAGGCCCAGCCCGCGGATCGTTGCTCGGCGGCGGCATCCACGGTTGCAGCCGAGGTCAGGCGCCAGCGGCGCATGGAGGCGGCCAGGTTCGTCGCCGCGAGAGTCGGAGTCGAGACGGTGCCGACCGAGGTGATCGGCAGGCCTTCGGTGGTGACGGTCGTGCCGGTCGAGGGCGACCAGTTGGCAATCCGGTTCACCCCGAAATGCGGCTGCAGCGGGAAGTCCCGGCCTGAGGGCCGCATGACGTCGATCCATGGCGCGCCCGCGCGCGCGCGGGCATAGATCGAGGCTTTCCCGGCAGGCGGCGGGTTTGGCGCGGCGCTGAGACCGGGCAGGATGGTGGGCTGGGGCAGTTCCACCTGGCCGCTGGTGCGGTCGATTTTCAGGGCATCGAAGAAGGCCGAGCCATCGGGGCTGACCTTGAAGCTGAAATCGTCATTGCCCAGCAGCCCGATCAGCGCCCGTGCCGAGAAGCCGGTCTTGAAGGCAAAGGCCGCATCGTTCCCGGTGGCCGCCGTGTTGACGGTTGCCTCGATCCCGGCTCCGGCGTTGTTCAGCAGCACGGCAGGGGTATTCATCGACAGCCGGTTGGTGCTGTCCGCTGTTGCCCCGCCGAGGCCGAGAAGCTGGGCAGTCAGGTTCGCCTGCGGCATGCCGACCTGCGTCACCGCATTGGCGAAGGTGACCGTCGGCGTGTTCACCACGGTCGTCCCTCCCGCTCCGGCGGTGGCGGACCCGATGTTGACGACTGTCGTGGATCCGGAAGCCCCGCCGGTGCCGAGATTCAGGGTCTTGGTGACGCCCGTGGTCGTCGCCCCGGTGCCCATGCCATAGGTCGCGGTTCCGGTTGCCGTACCGATGCTGGCCGAGGCCGCAGATACAGTGACGGTTCCCGAGGCGGTCAGCGTGCCGGAAAAGGTCTTGTTGCCGGTGAAGGTCTGCGTGCCCGCCAGGATCGCGAGTTCCGACGAGCTGTTCGGCAGCGTGAACGTGCGGGTCGTGCCCGTGCTGATGCCCGACAGCGAGAACAGCGCCTTCTTCGTCGGATCGGCGTCGTTCACCAGGCTGAAGACGGCATCGGAAACGTCCACCGGCTCGCCGACGGGATCCCAAGTCGACCCATTCCACACGACGAAGACCGCCTCGTCTGCGATCCACGCCAGCCAGCCTGGGCGCGGGACCAGCCGCATCCAGACCCCGTCGACCCAGAAGGCCACGTTCAAATCCCACCCTGCCCAGAGGCCTGTCGCGCCCGATGCCACGATATGTCGGTCGCCATCGGTCGGGCTGACAGGTGGGGCGGTACGCGTGCGGTCCAGCACTGACAGCTGAACCATAGCATCCAGCAGCCGCAGCGCCTCGTTGTGGGTAACATGCTTCTGTGCCTGCGATGCCAGGATATAGGGCAGCAGCAAGTGGGTGGTGATGTCGGACATGGATGTGCTTTCAGAAGCTGAGTGTGACAGATCGCCCAGCGCCCCGGCCGATCAGAGCCGAGAGCTGAAGGATGCAGATCGATAGGGATTGGCCGGGCCCGAGCGGTGCGCCCCAATCGGCGGTCTGCTGGGCGGCGGTGTAGAGGGCGCTGGTTGTGGCAGTCGTCAAGGATCGCTTGACAACTGACCCATCCAGAATGTCGAGCGCATAGGCTTCGCTGTCCTCGGCCAAGGGCACATCGCCCGCGCCCCAGCTATCGGCGGCGAGGGAGCGCGAGCGGCGCGTCCAGCGGATCGTCAGATCGCCCGGGCTGCGCGCGATGCGCCAAGGCTGTTCGACATGGGCCACCGAGAACGGCCGCAGCCCAGCGCCCTCTGGCGTGAAGGTGGTGGCGACAAAGGTCTCGTCACTGACCGGGCGCGACGCAGGGCCGATGCGCCAGTTCCATGGCAAGCCGAGTTCGGCTTCGGAAATCGGCAGGCTGGCAAAGGTTGCATCCAGCACCACCACCCGCGCGCCAGTCGGCACCATGCTGACCATCGCCCCTTCTGTACCGCGCTGGCCCCGCAGCAACCGGGTTAGCCGGTATCGCCCCAGCGCGATCAACTCCGCCCCGCCAGCCTGGACGATTTCCCATTGCCCAATGCCGGTTTCCACCGCCAATGCGTTGGCCCCACCCAGCAGTGTGATGTCCGTGACGCTCTCAAGCGTGCCGGTATAGAGATCGACCACCAGCGCATTGCCGAGATCGAAGCGCGACACTGGCCCCGCGTAATAATCTGCCGCCAGCACACCCATGCGCGCCCGCGAGCTGAAGCTGGTCAACAGAGCAAAACCATCCGTTGCTGCGCTGCGGTAGGCCGCCATTTCGCCGGGCCACGGCTTGGCATGCGCCGCGACAAACGGACGGTGCGCAGGCTGATCTTCGCGCAGTTGTGGCAGGTCCAGCAGCAGCACATCCGGCGCGCCGAAGACCGTCGGCGTCGACAGGGACGCAGGGCGGGGTTCGCCAGGTGGTAGGTCATAGACCGCACGGTCCTGTCGCACGGCGTCAATGCTGCGCAGGTCCGAGTCGGCGATGGACACCAGCCGCAATTCCGTCAGGCGGCCATCGTGGTCGAGCAGGATCACATCGCAGGGATCCAGCGCGAGTCGCGAGGGCGGCAGGCGAAACACCGCGCTTTCGCGACCCACCCAAGCCTCCATCAGCGCGCGACGGCAGCGGCGTTCCGCCTCCTCAGGCGGGATTGCCATTGGGAAGGCTTCCGATGCAATGCGGGTGGTGTCGACGGTGATGCGCCGCGCCTCGACCTGCGCCGCGTCATAATCCTCGTCGGCCCGCGCGACCTGCCATTTCAGGGCCTGCGGCAGTTCGGTTTCCTGCGCGCGGGTCAGTTCCATCACGTCGCCTTGGGCCGAGGCGGGCGCGACCATGCTATCAGGCGTGATGGTCAGACCGGCAATGCGGCCGCGCATCAGGAACTTGATGCGACCCTCGCTTTCCACCGCATCGAAGCCGAAATGCCGCGCCAGCGTGGAAATCGAGGCACGCGGGGCTTCCAGCGCCGAGATGACATAGCCCTCGACTGCACCCCAGAGGCCGGAGACGTCGATCAGGTCTTCGGGCATGCCAGCGCGCAGGCAGAGGTGCCGCACCAGCGCCGCCAGCGACACAGCCCCCAGCCGCCCGGTCAGCCAGTGCCCCAGCCGCCAGTTCGGCCCGTCTGTCCAGACATCGGTCAGTTCGGGGAAGAACGGATAGGGCCGGGCATCCCAGGTCCAGGCGGCGCATTCTGGGACATGCACCATGCGGGCGCCATACACAGACGATGTCGGGTTGTTCGCCGCAGAACTCCAGAACAGATAGGTCGCTTCGAGATACGCACGCTGGATCGCATCGTCCCGCCAGCCGCGCGAAAACCAGGGCGTGAAGCTTTCCGACGATTTCGGGTCGAAGAACACGTTGGGCTGGTTGGTGCCGCGATCAATCGCCGGGCAGCCCAGTTCGGTGAACCAGATCGGTTTGGACTGCGGAACCCATGCCGTCGGCGTGCCGCTTTCCACCCCGCCCGGGCGGTTGAAGTGCGGGTTTTGCCACCAGGCGCGCAGATCCTTGAAGCGGAACACCCACGGTTTGGCCGCGCCGCCATCGGTGATCGGCGTCCTGACCTGTGCTGCTCGGTCGGAGGGGCTGGCATAGAACCAGTCGAAGCCCTCGCCCCCGGTGATGTTGGATTGCAGATAGGCGCGGTCATGGATCGCCGGGGCCAGCGCGGCATCGGCATGATCGAACCCGTCGCGCCAATCCGACAGCGGCATGTAGTTATCGACGCCGATGAAGTTGATGTTGGCATCCGACCAGAGCGGGTCGAGGTGGAAATACACATCGCCGCTATCGTCGGAAGGGTGGTGACCGAAGTATTCCGACCAATCGGCGGCATAGCCGATCTTGGGTCCCGCGCCGAGGATCGCCCGCACATCGGCGGCGAGGGTCTTGTAGGCAGTGACGGCAGGATAGCTGCTGGCCCCTGAGCGGATCGTGGTCAGGCCGGGCATTTCCGAGCCGATCAGAAAGGCATCGACGCCCCCGGCGGCTTTGCAGAGATGCGCATAGTGCAGGATCATCCGGCGCAGTGACCATTCTCCAACAGGGCCGGTCCAGCCGACAGTTGTACCCGACACGCTGAAGTTCGCGGGCGTGGCCGTGCCGAACAGAGCTGCAACTTGCGTTGCCGCCGTCGCAGTCTTGTCGACCGATCCTGGAAAACCCGCAGCGGGCGAACAAGTGATCCGGCCACGCCAGGGGAAGGTCGGCTGGCCAGAGGTGGCGGCATTGGCGCTGTAGGGGTTCGGCTTTGTGTTGCCGAGTGGGACGTCTAGCAGCAGGAAAGGATAGAAGGTCACCCGCAGCCCGCGCGCTTTCATCTCCCGGATCGCCTGCACCACCGCGAAATCCGCAGGCGTGCCACCAAAGACCGGGCGGTCCTCGGCGTCTCGGCTGACCTGCATCGCCTCGGCGCGGGCAACCCCGTTCACGAGCCACGCCGCGGGCGTGGTGGTCTTGACCGCCACCTCGACCCCTGGCCGCACCTTGCATGATCCGGCCCGCAGGTCATCGCCGAACCAGGCCACCACCAGGCTGACGCTTTCCACCGCCGGGGCCATGGCCTTCAACCGGTCGAGCGCCACCACGATGTCAGCGGTGTCGGTGATCGCGTTCAGGTTCTCCGCGAGGGTCGCGCCGCCGGAGCCGGTGGACTTCTTGACCGGCTGGGTGGCATAGCTGAACTCGCCCGAGGCCGGGGTCAGCGTCAGGGCCTTGACCAGCCCCTCTGCCGTGTCGGCATCGGCCAGCGGCCGGAACACTTCGAAGCTGATCTGCGGCAGACGGTTGCCGAAGGCGCTGAGGTCCAGTTCCTCGAAGACGACATAGGCCGTGCCGCGATAGGCGGGGGTGTTGCCAGCACCCATCCTGGTGGAAATGAACGGATCGGGGCCCTGCGCCTCGTCGCCGGGATACCAGCGCCACGTCACACCCGTCATGTCCATGGCCTTGCCGTCGGCCCAGACCCGACCAATGCCGGTGATCTCGCCTTCACACAGCGCCACCGCGAAGCTGGCATAGTACAAATATTCGGTGGTCGTGACCTTCGGCCCGCTGCCCTTGCCGCCGCCCTGACTGGTCGTGTTGACCTCCTCGCGGAAATCCGTGGCCCAGATGATATTGCCACCGATCCGCATCCGGCCGAACAGGCGCGGGATCACGGCCCCTTCAGTGGATGAGGTGATGCGCAAGCTGTCGAGCCGCGCGCCCTCGATGCGCTGGGCGGGGGCGAGGGACGAGACGATCCAGTTGTCGACCACCGAACCGATGGTCGAGCCGATGAAGCCACCGATGGCCGCACCGGAAAAGCCGAGGATGGCGCCGCCGAAGCCAGCACCAATCGCGGAGCCGACGGCCCCGAGCACCAAAGTCGCCATGTGTGGGGTCTCAATCTCTTGGAAACAGGAAAGCAAAGGTGATCTTGCGCGCCCATGTCGGGGTGAGCGGTTCCTCGATCACGCCCAGCCGTTCATACGCATGAATGAAGCGGTCGGGGGCGGTCAGGATCCCGACATGCTTGGCGATGGCGCGCGGGGCCATGCGGAACAGCACCAGCGCACCGGGACCGGCCTCGGTGATGGCGACCTCAGGCATCATTGCCCGTGCTCCTTCGGCAAGAACCTCTCGCGGGCCGGTCTCGCCCCAATCCCGGCTGTAGGGCGGGATCGGGAAAGGCTCGTCTCCCACCACGTCGCGCCAGACACCGCGCGCCAGCCCGAGGCAATCGCAGCCGACCCCATTTAAGCTGGCCTGATCGTGATAGGGCGTGCCGAGCCATGCGCGGGCGGCGGCAATGACGAAGGCGGGATCAGCGGTCATCACAGCACGTTTCCTTCATGGCTGCCGTCCTGGCTGGCATAGCGCAGGACCGCATCTTGGCCTGGGATGTTGGGAAAGCCCCGGAAGTTGGCGACATTCGCGAACTTTGCGCTGCAGGTGGCGATACGCTTGTCGCAGCCCGCCCGCGCGATGAAGCTGTCGCCCTCGGCGACGGGCCGCACCGGCGCTTCGAGGAGGGTCAGGGTCGCGATGGCATCGATCAATCCGTGCGCCAGCACCTCGGTGATGCGCCCGGCATTTGCGCCGCTGGTCCAGGTGAGCGTGCCCGAAGTGAACCAGCCTGCATCAAAACCGGACAGTCCGGATGCCATGAAGGCCCTGTCGCGCAACAGATCTGTCACGACACCCGTGCCCTTGTAGACGGCGTTTTCCAGATCGATCCCGCAGCGCGCATTGCCCAAGCGGGCATCACAGCCCGCCTGAAACGTCCGCCCGACCGTCTGCCCCAACACGTGCGCGAGGCTCCGCACCTCGGCGACGAAGGCCATGCGGCCGCGCCGAATCTGCCCGACCGCACCCCGGCGCAGAAGCAAACGCTGGCTGGTATCGGCCCAGTTCACCCGCCACAGCTCGACCGCCGCATTGTCCCAGCGCCCGTCGAGGATGTCGGTTTCGGTGATGCGATCCGAGGTCAGCACGCCGGTGGCGTCTTGCGCATCGACCGCCAAGTCGGAGCCAGCGCGGATTTCCGAGGCGGCAAACCCGCTCTCCGGCTCAAACGCGGTGCCATCGAAGGCCAGCGCGCGATCATGATCGGTGAAGCCCAGCGCCACGCCATCCGCCCGGGTGATCCGCCAGCACCAGGCGAGGGTGGTGGTGCCTTCGTCGAGATGGGCTTGCAAATTCGGGGAGAGGGATTTCACTTCCGCCCCCAGCCGCGCAGCAGGGCCAGTGAAGCCAGCGCCGAGGAGACGACCCCGCCCGCGGCGCCGGTCAGAGCGTAGAGGTTGAAAGGGCGGATATCGAGCGTGCCGGTTGCAAGGTCGAACTCAGCGAGCCCCGCCATGGCGAGGCCGGAAGCGCCAAGGCAGGCCAGATAGACGAGGCCGCGGGCAAAGTTCCAGTTCATGTTCAGACTCCGATCAGGGTTTTGAGGTAAGCGAGGAGGCGTGCGGCCAGCGTTGCCCCGATTGCCGCAGCTTCTGGCGCTGGCGCCGCGGGCGTGGTCGGGGATGGGATGGAAGGCATGGGGATGGCTGATGGGCTGATCGCCGGGCGCAGCAGCGCCAGCGCCTCGGCCTCGGTCAGCCGCCGGATCGGTCGCGCGAAACTCACCCGACCATCGCGCTCCACGGCCCAGACGGGAATGTCCCCGGTTGGATAGCGTCCCGTCGCGAAGAGGGCGCGTTCGGCGTCGCGCCGTGGGCGGATGGCAGCGGGCCTGAGCCAGCCCATGAAGCCATCGGAGGCAGCCGTGCGATTGCCCGCGTTGAGGGCCTTCGTCAGCGCGGCCTTGGCGATGCCGCCGGTGTTGTAATGAAACGAGACCAGCGCATCGAACTCGTGCGGTTCCAGAGGCACCTTCACCGCGCGCAGCACCGCCGTCTCGTATGCAGAGATGTCGATGCGGAAAAGCCGGAATGCTTCGCGGATCCCGGCATCAAGATCGCCGGGCATGCCGCGCGGCATGTGGGCTGGGTCGGGGGCCCCGGCTTCGGCGGTATGGCCGATGCCAAAGGTCCAGACGTCGTTCACGTCGAGGTAGGGTCCGGGCACGATACCTTCGTGCCGGATCAGGGCCAGCAGGCCCCTGTCAGTCATGTGCATTGGATCACCCGATGGCTGAGAAAAGGAAGATCAAGGCGGCAACCGCGAGGCCGACGCGCAGTCGGTGGCTGTAGGTCAGACGTGGATCGGTCGCATCGCAGCGGAGGGAACGCGCGAGACGCAGGAGGTCACTCATCACCGGCACCGTCCTTTGCGCCGCGCAGCCGCGCGAGGATCAGCTCGATGAAGGCGGGGCCGAAGACCCCGACCAGATAGGCCGCCGATCCGGCCGCGCCCCCGGCGGGAATGGCCTCGGGCGGCAGGCCGAGCCAGCGGGTGACAAGCGCCATCGAGAGGCTGCCCATCCCCGCCGCGATCAGGCCGCCGATGAGGATATGGCGCAGGGCGTCGCGGAGCCGCATCCGCGTGGTCAGCGCATTGGTCGCGCCGCCCAGCGCACCCCATGTGGCGAGGATCACGGCGGTGGAGCTTGCCAGATCGCGCAGCACCGTGGCGAAGAAGCCGGATTCATCATTCATCTGCGGATCTCCAGAAGCGGGATGGACGTGATCGACCCGAGCCGTTCGAGGTCGAGGGTGACGTCGAGGGCGTCGGTGTCGAAGCGGACAGGGACGTCGAATTCGAAGCCTGCAGTGATGGCGACGCCCGCGCCGGGGGCGGCGACGAAGGTGATGCTGCCGGTGGCGAGATCGACACTCCAGCCCGTCATCTGCTCGACCCCGTTCAGGGCGAGGCGGACAGTACCAGCCACAGGTTTGGCGATGGCGCGGGTCCAGCCTTGCGCGCCGGAGGCGTAGCGCTTCAGCAGTGCGAAACTGGTGACGGCACCATTGCCGGTGCCGATCGGCTGGTCGGTGGGTGCGACCGCCTGCGATGGCAAGCAGGATTTGTAGTCGGCCCAGTCTTTGAAGCGGAACCCGTGCAGGCGGCCATTGCGCGCCTCGAAGAAGGCCACCACCGCTGCCAGATCGTCGGCGCGGCGGATGCCGTAGGCGACATCATAGCGGCGGCGCGAGTTTGCCCAGCTGGCGTTGCGCTCTTCATCGCCGCTGGCCAATTCCACCACTTGCGTGCGCCGTTCCGGCCCGCCGCGCGCCCCGCGGCTGATGTTGTCGGGGAAGCGCACCTCGTGAAACGCCATCTATTCTCTCCCTTGTTCGTGCTTTTTCCCCGCAACCGGTGCCCACTTGCGGGGCGCACTCACATGCCCCTCCGGCCCAGCGACACCGCGCGCGCAATGTCAGCGGCAACCTGCGTGCGCGATTGCCGGAAGCTTTCGGCGTCGCGGGCATTGATCGTGACGTTGATGGCGGGTGTTGAGGACGGTCCCTGGCCGTAACCAGCAGCTTCCCGGCGAGACAAAACCCGCTCGCCGCGCTGCAGGATCGCGGGCACTTCGTCAGGCTTGATCCCGGCCCAACCGCCCGCGTGCATGCGCGGGGCACCGGCGAAAGTCAGGGCCGGGACCATGCGACCCGGGCCCAGCGATCCAACTATGCCGCCCGCGTGCAGGATGTTGGCGAAGATGCCACCGGCGCCGCCCAGCGCGCCCGACAAGGCATTGGCGATGGGGCCGAGGATGAACCGACGCGCCGCGAGTTTGGCCAGATCGGCGATCATCGAGGTGACCAGATCGCGGAAGTCGAGTTTGCCGGTTTTCACGAACTCGCCAACGGCATTCTCGGCCGAGGTGAAGGCAGAGACCAGCGTGCTTCCGATGTCGCCGCCGATATCGCGGGCTTTCGCGGCATAGTCAGCGAGCGTGGCCACGGTGGCTTCCCATCCGGTCTTGGCCACTTCGGCCCCAGCCGCGGCAGCCGTTCCTGCGCCACCGGCGGCGCGGCCAGCCTCGGTCATCGACTCGTCCAGCCTGTCGGCAGCCTCTGCGGCCCCGTCCAGTGCCGCCTCACCTTCAGTTCCCGCACCGGCAACCGCGTCCTTCAGCGCCTGCCAGCTTTGCATCGGACGCGCGGCGGCATCGGCGAGCATGCCGGAAGCCTCGCGCCAGGCCTCGGCCCGGGAGGTAGCTTCTTCCGCCATTCCGTTGAGGCCGAGGTCGGGCGTGGTGACATAGGTCTGCGCCATCGCGGCCGAGAAGGCTTCGGCGGCGGCAGTTCCGGCCGCAGCGGCAGATCCGGCAAAGGGATTGTCGATCCGGCCCAGCGCCACCGGATCCAGCGTGCCGATCCGCACCCCACCTTCGCCGACCGCCCAATCGGGCAAGAGGTCCAGTGCCGCATTCAACCCGTTGATGAAGTTGTTGATCCGGGTGACGACGCCGTTCAGCATCGCCTCGACGCCCCCGATCAGGCCGTTGGCGGCCTGGAAGGCAAAATCGCCAATCGCGCCGGGCAGCTGGCCCCAGATCGCCTTCACTGCGTCATAGGCCCCCTTGAAGATGCCAGCAGCCGAATTGCCAAAGCTGGTCACCGCCTCAACCGAGGAGTGCATTGCGCCATAGATCGTGGCCTGCAGCCCGGCCCAGCTGGCCTCAATCTTCGACCAGGCCGAGGTCGCGCCCAAACCGATGCGGTCCCAGACCTCCAGCGCCAGATCCTTCAGCAGGCCAATGGCTGCGCCGAAACCACCCGCGCCTGCGACGAGCCGGGTGAACTGGAACACCAACTCGCCCGCGCCAACGATCAGCGCGCCGATGCCGGTGCGGATCAGGGCCCCGCGCAGGACGACGAGGCCGGTGGCAAGGCCGCGCACTGACAGGGCCGCAGCGGCCAGCCCCGCCACCCAGCGCCCGGCCATCAGGGTGGCAAAGGTGGCAGCGTAGGTGGTCAGGCGGCCGATATTGTCGAAGAGGGCGTTGATCGCGATGCCAATCGGCCCGGTGCTGCGTGCCATGTCGGCCAGCGTGTTGGCGATGGTTTCCAGCGCTGGGGCAACGGCCGCCGTCAGCCGGTTGGTCAGGCCGAGCCAGATCAGGCTCAGCTTGGCGATGGCGTCGCCAGTGCGTTCGATCTGGGCAGCATCAGCCGCGCTGACCGCCACACCGAAGTCGCGCACATCCTGAGCCGCTTCGCGCAACGTGGCTGGATCGATCCGCAAAAACGCCAGCGCCGCCTTGTCGCCGAAGAGATCAGACGCGACGGCGGCGCGCTCCGCTTCTGGCACAAACCGGTTCAGCGCCTCCTGAATGGCGACGATGCGCTGGTCGAGTGGGAGCGACTGAAGCTCAGCAGCCGTCAGGTTCAGCCGCTGCAAGGCACCAACGGCCGATCCCGATCCGGCGGCCGCTTCCGACAGCCGGGTGGTCAGCTTCTTCGTGGCCTGTTCGATTTCGCCCATCGACACGCCTGCCAACTCGCCAGCCCATGTCAGCACCTGCAGACTTTCGACCGTGGTTTTTAGGGACGCGGCCATGTCCGCCTGCGCGCCGATGGTCTCGAGGCCTGAACGAACCATCGCCACACCAGCCGCCGCCGCTGCAACCGTCACGGCCGCCAGCGCAATCCCGGCCTTGCGGGCAAAACCGGCCAGCCGCGTGTTGGCCTGCTCCATCTCGGTGGACAGGCGACCAAAGCCGCGCGCGCCAGCATCGCCGATGCCTTCCAGTTCCGCGCGCACCTGGCGGCCGCCTTCGGCCACGAGGCGGACGGACACACGCTTTTCAGCCATTTCTGAGTTTCCTTGATTTTGTCGTTACGGCGTCTTACGTTGCGCGTATCGATCGTGGAGGCGTATGATCATGTCCGAGACCGCAATCCTGTCTTCGAAGTTCCAGATATCGATCCCCAAGGCGATCCGGAGTGCACAGCATTGGGAGGCCGGGCTGACTTTCGCCTTTATCCCCAAGGGCACGGGTGTCCTGCTGGTACCGGTCCCGAAGCGCGCGGCGTTGCAGGGCCTCGCGCGTGGCGCATCCACCACGGATTTCCGTGACCGCAGGGACCGGTTCTGATGGTCCTTGTCGATACGTCTGCGTGGATCGAATGGCTGATCGGATCACTCACCGGGGAGAAAGTCGCCGAACATCTGCCCGATCAGGCGGAGTGGCTGGTGCCGACCATGGTGCAACTGGAACTGGCGAAATGGCTCACCCGCGAAGTGGGCGAGGACAAGGCGGATCAGGTGATCGCCTTCACGCAGGTCTGTCAGGTCGTGGCGCTCGATACCGAGATTGCCCTCGCCGCGGCCGAGGCCTGCCGCGACCACAAGATGGCAACGGCGGATGCGATCATGTTCGCCACCGCGCGGGCCCGGGCTGCGACTCTGCTGACCTGCGACAGGCATTTCGAGGGCCTGCCGGGCGTCACCGTGATCGAGAAGATCAAGGGCTGACGCCCGCCGCGCTGCCGTCCGGCATCTGCTCGTTCAGCTTGCGCACCATCACCGCCTCGATCTCGGGCAGCAGTTCGGCGGCGATCAGGGTGTCGATGCCGAGGGCACGGGCCATGGCCAGCGCAGCACCCATGTCCCAGCCGAGGACTGCGCCGGGAATAACCCGCAGCTGACCACCAAGGCGGCCGACCAGATCCCAGACCTGCCAGCCCTCTGGGGTCTGTGGCCGGTTCAGTCTTGCGGGGCAGTCGGGGCAGGGGCCAGCGCAGGCGGCGCAATAGCGGTCGCCCCCGCCGAAGGACCAGTCGGCGAGGGCGCGGAGACGTTTTTTTCCGCGTCCAGGATGAGTCCCTTGGCGACGTACTGGGTCTGAAACGCCTCGAAGACCGGCCAGATTTCCAAAAGGGCGTCGATGCCCTCGGGAGCGACGGGCAGGGGTTGGCCCAGGGTATCACCCACACCTTCCCAATCCAGAACAGCACGCCGGGCTACGGCTTTGGCCATCGTGAGGGCCAGCGCCTCTTGGCTGGCACCCTCCGGCAGGGCTTCAATGGCTGGGTCGGCGCGCGCTGAAACCATCAGGGCAGTGGTCAGGGGGCCGACCAGCAGGCGCAGGCCGGGGGCGAGTTCCAGCCATTCCGGCGTGGCGGTCAGGTTCAGTCGGATCATAATCAATATCCTGCGATGCTGTTGACGAGGGTGGCGGTGCACATGCGCGCCGGGCTGGCGGCCTTGCCGGCTTGCCAGTCGAAGGTCGCCTGCACGCCCTGAGGCCCGGAAATCTCGATCCGGGGGCGCGGCAGGTAGACAGCATGTGCGGTGAAGGTGAAGCTTTCGCCCGAGGGCAGGACATAGGCGAAGCTGATCTCGCAGGGGTCGCCGTTGATCGCCTGCGTCACCAGCGTGCTGTCGGCGAAGCGGACCTCGATTCGGCCGGTCAGGGCGGCGATGGACGGGTCGGCCCCGTCGATCTTGCCGTCGCTGCGGATGGCCTCGATCCGGTCGAGGTTGTTGGCATAGGTGATTTCCGCTGACACCACGTTGCCCAGCGCCGCGCCGTTCCGGCTGATCGCGCCGTTGAAGTGGCCGAACCGCTTCAGGCCCAACTCGGCCGGTGTGCCCGCGCCGGTCGCGGCGGCGATGGTCTCGCCCTGCGCCACCAGCCGGGCGGTGGCAGTCAGCAGGCCCGAGCGCTGCACCTGCCAGGACAGTTGGTCCAGCACGCAGCCCGAATACATCCCAAAGCGCGGCACTTCGGGCATGCCGGTCTCGATGGCCATCGAGGGCAGGGTCCAGCTACCCGAGCGGAACTCATGGGTGTAGGGCCCGGCGCCGGAGGTGATCGGGTCGCCGAAGGCCGCCTTCAGCCAGAAGCCGAAGGCCTCGGCGTCGATCGGCACCATGACATCGCCGTCGGCCGTCACCGCGTCCTTGATCGGGGCGAGGGGATCGCGGCCATAGCCGAGCAACTCGCTGTTCAGGAGCGGCTGTTCCGATCCCAGCGAGGTGCTGGCGAAGGGCATCCTGGTGAACCCGCTGATCGGCGCGGTGCCGTAAACCGTCTCATACGCAAGCGCCATCTGCGCCCGCGCGCCTTGCGCACGTGCCATGGAAGTCTCCTTGGATAGTTGGGGAATTCAGGCCAGCGGCCCGGTGGTGGTGTAATGCAGCACGATGGTGATCAGCGCCGCCTTCAGAGCAGCCGCGCCTTCGATGGGCAGATCGACCGAGGCCGGAGCTTCGGGTTCGACCCAGTCGCAGAGCCCGCCGAGCGTGTGGTCGGCCTCCAACGTCGCACCGATGGCGGCGATCAGATTGTCAAAGGCGTTGGCCCGTCCGTTGCCCGCCTGGATGACGACCTCCAGCTCGGCCCGGTGCTGGTAGTGGTATCGCAGTGGCGACAGCGTGACTTCTGGATCGCCGGGCTGGCCGTCGCGCAGGATGATCAGCCCCGCCGCCGGAACTCGCTCGGGCAGGACCTCGTCGCGCAGGGTGAGGGCGGCAAGCGGCTGCAGCCGCGCGAGGAGCGCGGAGAGGACGGTTTCGCGAGTTGTCGGCATTTCAAGGCCTTTGGCTCAATTGTGACTTCTGCGACGTCAGTCGATATGCTAAAGGTAATACCCGTGAATACTCGTTCGGAGTCGCCCCATGAACGCTGTCCGCCCGATTGCCGTGAAGCTCGATCAGGATACCCGCGACCGGCTGAAGCGGCTGGCGGATGCCAAGGATCGCTCAACCCACTGGATGCTGCGCGAAGCGGTGGCGCAATTCGTCGAGCGCGAAGAGAAGCGCGAGGCGTTTCGCCAGGCCGGGCTTCAGGCCTGGGAAGAGTTTCAGGCGACCGGCAAGCACGTCACACATGACGAAGCCGATGCCTGGCTTGCGAAGCTGGAAGCAGGCGAAGAGGCGGCAGCTCCTGAATGCCACAACTGATCTGGTCGCCCGCCGCCCTGCGGGATGGCGAACGGCTTTATCGTTTTCTTGCTGACAAGAACCCTGAGGCTGCCCGCCGAGCGGCGAAGTCCATCCGCGAGGGGATGAACATTCTGCGTGATCATCCGGGCGCGGGCCGACCGGTTGAAGACTTGGAACCGGAGTTTCGCGAGTGGTTCATCACCTTCGGCGACAGTGGTTATGTATCGCTCTACCATTTCGACGGTGAAACGGCGGTGGTTTTGGCCGTTCGCCATCAGCGTGAAGCCGGGTACTGAGGCTCAGATCGCCCTTCAGCCACCGAAGCCAAGTTTCTGCAAAGTTGCCCGGTCAGGCGCGCCGGTCGCAGGGATGCCGACAGAGGTCTGGAAGGCTTTCATCGCCTCTTTGGATCCCGCGCCCCACTGGCCATCCGGCGTGCCGGTGTCAAAACCACCCGCATTCAGCAGGGTCTGGATTGCACGGTAGTCGTCCTTGGTCAGGGACAGCGTCGTCCAGCCACAGGCGCCCGCCACCTCTTCGAAGGCCGCATCACCCCCTGCGAGCTGGAACGTCGCGTCATGATCCTGACCGTTGTTTTCGGTAAGCCGAATGAACAGACGCTTTGCATCATAGATGGTGCGGATGAAACTCTCTGCCTCAGTGCCAAACAGCCCGGCACCCTTGTTGCTGGTCAGCCCGTTCCAGCGCGTTTCCTGTGCGGGCGCTTCATCCACCCGCAACGTGATGTCGAAGGTGTTTCGCCGATAGTCCGCCATCAGGAAATCATCCTGTACGAAGATCAGGGCGGTTTCTCCCTCGACGCAGCGCGCAATCAGACCAGTCATTCCCATGTAGTTTGACGGGTCATAGGCGGAATAGTTCACGGCCGTGATCTGCAGGCTGTCATCGACTGCGGCGCGCTCGGTCTTGATCGCCCACCAGCCGGCCATCCGATCACCCTCCTTGTGGGCTTGTTCGAATGCGGGGCTGTTGTAGTCGATTTCCGGATGCATCGGATCTGCCCAAGCGACGGTATTTGCCGCCGGGGCACCGCCTTCCGTAGTCGCAGCAGGGTCTGCGACCGGTGCCGCCGCCGCCGCCGCAGGGGCTGCCACCGCTGGGAAAGCAATGCCGTATTTTGCTTGCAGGTAACCCATTTGCAGTTGGGCCAGAGTGAGCTTTTCGGTTTCAGCGCGGCTGAGTGCCAAGGCCTGCACAAGGCCGCCACCCTGAGCCGCTTCCTTTTCGGCTTCTTCGATGCGGTGTTGTGCCGAGGCCATTTCGCCCAGGAGTTGCTGGGCCCGAACTTCGTCAGGCTCCACTGCGGCAACCACGACCTCGACCGTTGCGCCGCCGTCCGCAGCAGCAAGGCGGTTTTCGATCAGGGTCTTCGACAGCAGCAAAGCCTCAAGCCTGGCCTCTGCCAGCCCCTTGATAAGCCCGCCATCGTATAGGGCGATCTTCGACCGAACCTCGGTGATCTGCTGCTCGATCGATGCGAGTTCAGAGGACATCGCGTCGTTGGTTTGCGCGAAGGCCATGGTGGAAAGACAAACGGCGAAAGCAACGGGTAGGGTTTTCTGCAAGATGTGCATATCAAATAAACTCCGCTTTGCAGGCAGGCTATTGATCTCGTTCAGGTTGTTCAAGCCGCTGATCGTCACACCTTCCCCTCGACCCATTTCGCCACGATCCGCCCCGGCACGCCTTCCGCCGCCCGCTCTGCATCCCGCGCCAGATCCAGTCGTTTGCGCAACCTGACCTGCGGCACCAGCAGGAAGATCGGTACGGTCGCCAAACCGCGCCCGGACTTCGACTTCGACGCCACCGCGCGACCTTTCGTGTTCAGCCGCCCTTCCGCCACCAGCAGGCTTGGCCCTCGGCGACGATAGATGAACCGCAGCCGCAGGCCGGTGCGGCGTTCCCATTCGCCGGGGGTGATGCGTCCGCCGCGGGTGGATTTCCCGGCGGCCGGGGTGGGGATGGCCAGCCAGAAGCCGTCTTTCGACCGGATCAGCGGCCCCGTGTCGTGCGCGCCGATGATCACCGGGGCGTTGGACCAGACCAGCGTCGCCGCGTTCAGGCTGTCACTGGCCTTCGGATACGTCGCGAGCCGGATCGAATTGCCAAGCCTTGTCCCCAGCCCGGCGCCGGTGATCTGCGTGCGCCAGGCGGATTTGAGATCAGCGCCCGCCGCGCGCATCGCCGCCGAGACCGCCTTTTCCCCGGCGGCGATCTCGGCCCGCATCAGGGCGACGAGGTCGGGGCTGATTTCGAGCTTCAACTTCATGATGGTCGCAAGTCCAATGTCCAGATCAATCGTTCCCGGTCACGGATCGGCTCGCCCTGGAGGATGAAGCTGTCCGCGCCGATCACCAGCAGGTCGCCCGGTCGGGGATCGGGCAAGTCGGAGACCCGGACGTCCACCATCATCGTATCGCTGACGAAACGCGCGGCCCCGAACTCGGTGTTGCGATCCGGGGCGCGGAGGATCACCCGGATCGGGCGTTCCTCCGAGGTGGCGGCGGAGATCCAGACCGCCGCCACCGCCATCGAGGGATTGCCGAAGATGCGGCCCAGCGCCGCCTCGAACACCGACACTCTGACCGCCGTCAGTTCGACGTATGCAGGCGGATCGCAAGGCGCGGCCGCTTGTTCACCGGCAGGATCGAGGACTCGGTCATCAGATCGATCCAGCGGCCCTTCTCGTCGAGATGCTGGCGGGCATAGAGGGGCAGACCCATCGTGTTGGCGGCCTCCAGCAGGTTCGCCGGTCCTCCATAGGTGGTGAAGGTGTCGAAGGTGCCGACCGGGAAGGCGACGCCTTCGCCCGCGGGCAGGAAGCGCTCGGCGGTGCCGGTCGAGAGCGTGGCGCTGCCAGTATATTCCTCGAAGAGCACGCCTGCGAAGGGAAAGGCGCGGCGGACATCCTCACGCAGCGGCTGGCCGCCGGTGGCGGAATAGAACTTGTAGGCATCTTCGGTCTTGGGGTGGCTGATCAGCTTGTCGAAGAACTCGGGACTGACCAGCGCGTGCGCCCGGACCATGCTCTCGCCCAGAAGGTTGTCTTCGATGGCGCGCAGCACCTCGCGGACCTTGCCCTGCACGTTGGTGCCTGCTGTGCCGAGGACAAAGTCGACCGAGATCTGGGTGAGGCCGAACTCGCTGAAGTAGTTGTAAAGGGTCGTGCCCGCGCCGTCCTTCACGATGCCGCGCAGCGCGTTCATCTCCATGTATTCGCGGGTCTGGGCATGCTTGCGCCGCATCAGCTGCAGCTTGCGATTCATCACCTCGACCAGCGGATCGGCGGCATCGGAAACGCCCAGCGCGGGTTGGCCCTGAATGTCGCCCGGCAGGATGACATCGTCATGCGGGATCCAGGGCAGGGCGAAGGACCGCATCGAGCGCCCCTCTCGGGTGCCGACCGTGGCCGGGGCACCCAGCGGCACCGAGGGCAGGAGGCTCAGCACGCCCTGGAACTGTTCGATGACGATGCTGCGCTGCGTCACCCCCTCGAAGCGGAAGAGGCCGATCTGGCCGAGCCGGGTGTAGAGGTTGGGCAGGATGTTGATGGCCTGCGTCATCTCGGCCAGCGAATAGCCGCCAGCGTCGAAGGGGTTGCGGATGATGGCGTTCATGGCGGGGCTCCGGCAATTTGGGGAAACGGGATGGTGAGGACGCGTAGATGCGGCGTCTGGCGCGTCAGACGCCGTCGCGGGCGATGATGCCGACGGCGGCGAGCTGGCCGAGCTTGGTGGTGATCTTGGCGCCATCGTCGACGGTGGCGTCGTAGGCGAGCTCCGCCCGCGAGACGATGGACGGGCCACGGGCGACGACGATGCCCACGACATCCGCCAGCGTGGCGTCAACGGCATGAAGCAACACGGCTGTGGCCGTCTGGGCGCCGTCGGTGCCGCCGCTGGTCGCCAGCTTGTACTTGGCCGACGCGGTGATCTTCCCGAGGACCGCACCCACCGGATAGGGCATCCCCATCAGGAGGGTGACGGTCTCGCGGGTGTAGTTCGGGTTGACCTCGTATTTGAGGACATCGCCCGGGCTGGGCGGTTGGTTCAGGACGGGCATGGGTCAGTCTCCAGACTGGGTTGGGGAAAAGGTGATCAGCGTGCGGCCTCGGCCGCGACCTTCCGGGCGGCGGCGACGAGCGGGCTGTCCTTCGCGGCAGCGGCCGCCGGGGCGGTGGCGATGATCCCAGCCGCATCGCTGCGGGCGGCAAGATCGGCCAGCACCCGGGCGCGTAAGGCGCCCGGCTTGAGGCCCCGCGTGACGGCATCGGCGGCATCGATGGTCACACCCAGTCGCGCGGCCTGGGCACAGATCTGTGCCACCTCGGCCGCCTCGGCGCGGATCGCGTCGGCGGAGGGTGCCTGAGCTTCAGGTGCCGGGAGCAGGGGGGCTGGTGGAATGGGCGCCGAGGATGCCGCAACCGGCGCGGGTGCGGCATCAGGATTGGCGGGCGCCGCAGGCTGATCGGAAGGGGGCTGTCCGGTCGAGACCGTTGCGGTCGCAACGGCGGCGGCCGGAACCGCAGTTTCGGTGGGGAGGGTGGTCATCTTCGGACCCTTTCTGCTGGGGGATGTTGTACCGCGCGGGGCGGCGGCGAAGGCGCGGAAGGCGGTGACAGGATCGGCGATCTCGTCGGCGAGGCCCGCGGCGATGGCATCGGCACCGCGGAACACAGCGGCTTCGGTGGCCAGTGCCGCCGCCTGGGTCAGCCGATCCCCGCGCCCGGAAGCGACAGTTTCCGCGAAGAGGAAGCGGACCACTTCCAGCTCGCGCTGCATCTGGTCGCCCACCGCTTGCGGAAGCGGCTGGTACGGATTGGCGTCGATCTTGTGCGCCCCGGCATGGATCAGGGTGACGGCGATGCCCTTTTGATCGAGCGCACCGCTCATGTCGGTGTGCAGCGCGACCACGCCGATGCTGCCGACAGCGCCGGTGCGCGGCAGGATGATCCGGTCGGCCTGGGATGCCAGGACATAGCCAGCGGACAGCGCATGTTCGGCGACGAAGGCGTGGATGGGCTTCTGTGCCCGGGCGGCGCGGATGCGGTCGGCCAGATCGAAAGCCCCGGCGACCTCGCCTCCGAAGCTGTCGATATCAAGCGCAATGCCACGCACGGCCGGATCCGCGATTGCCGCGTCGATCTGGGCGGCGATCCCTTCATAGGAGGTGAGGCCAGAGGACTGTCCGATCCAGGCCCCGCGATGCACCAGCGTTCCAGCGATCTCGATCACCGCGATGCCGTCCACCATCGCAAAGGGCTGGGTGCCATTGCGCTGATGGCGTTGGGCGAGGTCATTGCCGAAGAGCGAGGCACGGGCGGGCAGGGAGGCAGCGCTCTGATCTGCCGCCTCCACCTCGATCCCGTGGAAGGTGATCTCCCGTCCGGTGATGCGCGGCCCCAGTCCGGTGAGGAAGGCCAGCGCCTTGGCAGGATCGACCATCAGCGGGGTGTTGAAGGCGCGCTGGGCGATCTGGGCGTAGTGCATCATGCGTCCTCCTTCGCGTCGGGTTTTTCGTCAGCCCCTTCCGGCGCATCGCCACCTGAAGTGCCGTCCGGCCGGGCAGCGCCATCGCCGCTGCCTGCGGCCGCGCCCGGCGCCTGCGCCGGGGATCCCGGGCGGCGGAAGTCGAGGCCGAGGGCCCTTTCGCGTTTGCGCTCGGCCGCGATTTCGCGGTCGACCTGTTCGGCGTCGTAGCCGCGCTCGGAAATGGCTTGCGTGCGGGATTTCAGGCCCGCCTCGATCTGCAGGATCTCGGCCGAGGCATCCTTCATCGGATCGACCCAGTCCCATTTGGTCGGCAGCCAGGCGCAGGCCTGATAGTACCGCCGCTGGCTGTCATAGCCCGGCAGGTCGATGGCACCCGACAACACGGCCACATCCATCCAGCGCGCCCAGACTGCGCGGCAGAGCTGGAAGACCATGACCGAATGCTGGAAAGCCGATATCCTGCGCCGGAAATCCACCAGCGCAATTCGGGTGTTGGAGAAGTTGCCCTTGGCGGTATCGCCGGTCATGTAACCATAGGGCACGCCCAGCGCCGCGCCGATCTGCAGCAGCGTGCGGTACTGGAAGGGCTCATAGGTTCCGCCGGAATCCGGGGTGGCGGGGGTGGTGACATCCTCGCCGGGATCGAGGCGCACGACCTGGCCGGGTTCGACTTCGAGATCCTCCTCGGCCGGTTCCAGCGGGGTTTCCGGGGCAGGCGAGGTGATGAACATCGCGAACATCGCCGCGATCTTCTTCCGCTCCAGCTCGGCGTCGTCATAGAGGTCGAGGGTGAAGAGTTTCACGATCGCCGGAGCGAAACGCGACACGCCGCGCAGCTGCCCGGCCTCGACCGGGTCGAGGACATGGATCACCTCCGTGGCCGGAACCCGCACGGTTTCCCCGGAAAGACCGGGGTCGGTCATGTCGCCGGGGTGACGGCGCAGGAAGTGATAGGCGGTGCGACGGCCGATGCCGTCAAATTGGATGCCCTGCCGGATCAGCCCGGCGCCGGGCAGGCAGCGGTTCAGATCGAGCGGCAGCATCTCGGCAGGCAGCATCTGAAGTTGCAGCGGGACCGTCAGACCATCTTCGGCCCGGCGCGGCCGGATGCGCAGGAACACCTCGCCCGACAGGAACACCTCGCGCGCCGCCCGGCGCTGAAGCCCGTAGAAATCGGTCAGGCCTTCCGCATCGGCATCGTCCGTCCAGGCCAGCCACAGTGCCTGCAGCTCTTCCTTCCTGGCTGCATCGGCGATGGTCGAGGAGGGTTTGATGCCATCTCCCACGACATTGCTGGCGAAACTTTCCACCGCATTGGCCGCATAGCCATTGTTTCGGACCAGCCAGCGAGCACGGGCGGTGATCGTGTCGCCCGAGGCGGCGATCAGCGTGTTCACATGGGCGCGGCTGGCCCGGAACCCGCGCAGGCGACGATGGGCTTGGGCCGCATCAAACCCGCCGATGATCGAGCCGAGCCGCTGGCGGAAGGCGTCAAACCCCATGGATCAAAGCCCCTTTGCGGCCACGGTGCCCCAGCGCCGACGACGGGGCGCGCCGGTGGTGGCTGTGGCTATCCGGGTTTCCAGATCGCTGATGGCACTCGCCAGTTCCGCGTCAGAGCCATAGTTGATCGATTTTCCGTCATAGCTGACCGAGCGGACGCCCGCGAAGCGCGCCTCCTGCAGCGTGGCCAACAGGGCGCGCATCCGTTCCAGATCCATCTCAGTCCCTCATGAAGTTCGGTGTGTAGGCCCGGCGTTTTCGCCGTGGCGTCGTCGGTGTTCCGGCCTTGGGCGGGGCAGGGATGGCCGGTTCTGAGGCCACAGTTTCGACAGAAGCCGGGGCGACTGTCGGACGCGTTTCCACCCCGGCCTGCTCTTCCAGTCGCCGCCAAGTTGCCTCGTCCCAGCGATCCGCGCCCATGATCCAGGCCGCCGCCCGCGCATAGACGCGGGTGTCCAGCGCCTCGTTGCGCTCGCGCATCTTCTGCCATTCGGGGTGGGAATAGCCGCGCTTGTTGCGCACGGTGACCAGCTGTTCGGCCACCAGCTGCTTCAGCCATTCGGTGTCGATCCAGTCGGGCAGGTGGATCGTGCCCGGCGCGTCGAGCAGGCCGACGGCACGGTCTTCATCGGAGGGGCGCTCCAGCCGCAGGAAGCGGTAGGTCTCGGTCTTGAAGGTGGCGGTGGCCACCGACCAGAGCCGAGCGCCGCGGCGCAACCGCTTGCCGCCGATGGTCGCGTCGACGAAGGTCGGGCCCGACACCGGCGTGGCGCGATTGAAGCCTTCGAGGCCCTTGATCGGCGCGACCTGGTCGAAGCCCTGCTTGCGCGCCCAAGCGTAAACTGCCGGAGCTTCATAGCCGGTGTCGATGGCCAACTTGCCGATCACCATCACCGCCCCATTGGTGCAAGACCAGGTGCGGCCGAGCAAAGCCGTCAGCTTGTCCCAGCAGGCCGGATCATCTGGACCACCGGCAATGACGATATGATCGACCAGCCAGGACTCCAAGCCCCGGCCCCAGGCCCAGACGTCGACCTCGATCCGGTCCTTTTGCACATCGACACCAGCCGTCAGGAACAATCCGCCCATCGGGATTTGTACCCCGCCATAGGCTTCGCGCCGTTCGGCCAGCCGCTGCCATTCGGGTGCGTCGCCCGACTCAACCCATGTCTCGCCCAGAAGCGTGTTGCGCGCGGCGCGCAGCATCTCCTCCGAGCCCTGCGCTGACAGCCAGTCCCGCGCGATCTGGACCCAGCTTTTCCAGCCCAGCGGCGAATAGAGCGCCGAGAGGTGGAAGCCGATGGCATGCGGATCGGCGGAAATGGCGGTCGCCCGCCACTCCCCGCGTTCCAGCATTTGGCTCTTGTGATGCTCGGCGATGGGCTTTTCACAGCCCTCGCAGTGATAGGCGGCGGCGTCAGGCCGCCCCTTGTCCCAGCGCAGCCGTTCGAACTGCAGCCATTGCATGTGGCCGCAATGCGGGCAGGGTACGAAATACCGCCGCTGGTCGCTCGCCTCAAACTCCCGTTCAATGCGCGACAATCCCCGGATCGTCGGGGTCGACACCATGAACACCTTGCGCCGATGCGAGAAGGTCGTCGTCCGCGCCTCGGCCAGGGTGACCGGGTCGCCCTCCTCATCGGCCGAAGCCGGATAGGCATCGACCTCGTCGAGGAAGATGTAGCGGGCAGGCATCGAGCGCAGGCCGGTCGGGGAGTTGGCCCCGGTCAAGACCAGGATGCCGCCTGGAAATTCCTTCGACAGCATCGAATTGCCCGCGTCACGCGACCGGGCCGGATTGACCCGTTCGCGCAGCACCGGGCTTTCCGCGATCAGCGGATCAAGACGGCCCCGCGAGGTCCGTTTGGCCATCTCCACCGTCGGCAGCACGGCCAGCATCGGCCCCGGTGCGTGGTGGATGACAAAGCCGATCCAGTTGTTGCCCGCCTCGGTGGCGCCAACCTGCGCGGCCTTCATGAAGCTGATCCGCTGCGCCGGGTGGCGGGGCGACAGCGCATCCATGATCTCGCGCAGGTAGGGCGCGCGGGCGGTACGATACCGCCCCGGCTCGGCCGCCGCACGCGACGACAGCCAGCGATGTTGATCCGCCCATTCCGACACCGTCAGGTCCGGGTCGGGGCGCATGCCGTTGCGCCAGACCCGCAACAGATCCTCGGCCCCGTCGAAATCGAGGTCGAGGCCTTCGGTCAGATCGTTATGGTCCTCGTCTTCAGCCGAGGCTGACCCGGAGATCGGCGAGGGCGTCGAGTTGCGCTCTGACATGGGTTTCCAGCACCCTCTGCAGGATCGCGGCCTCGATGATCACCGGTCGCCCGGACTGTCTTTCCACCTCCGCGGCCACATCGGCCGCCATCAGGGCCGCCACCCGGGCGGGCCAGGTCACCCAGACATCGCGTTCCTGCCGCGCAAGACGGAACACCAGCGCCTCCGCCCGCGCCCGGTCGACCAGCGCGCCCTTCTTCTTCTGGATCGCCAACTGGCGTTCCTGCGCCTGATAGACGGTCAGCGCGGTGCGGGCCTTCAGATAGGACGAGCTGTCGGCCGGGCCCGAAAACCCGCTATCACCGCCGGTGCTGCGGCGCTGCTGGTCCGGATCTGTCATCTCCGTTCGCCGCGCATCCGAGGCGGCGGCGTTGATCGAACCATCTTGGTGAACCACCAGCCGCCCGGTCTTGCGGGCTTTCTGGATCGCCCCGCGCGAAAGCCCGGAATGGGCGGAATAGTCCCGCTCGCTCATCCCCTCCATGTTTCCGTCCAATCCGATCAACGCAATGATATTGCTTGATATTCAGTTGATTACACTTCGCGGCAGAGCGAGTCTGGGGACAGGAACACGATGCAACTCACCCGGAGAGACCGAGCCATGACCCAAGCGACCAAACCCACGCCCACTGCCCCCGAAGCCCTGATCCTCGAGATCGCCGCGAAGCATTTCTTCATCGAAACGCTGGAGACGCGGAACAGCGACCGCCTCGATTTCCACGACGTCGCCGTCTGGGCGATGCGGGCAGCCCTCGAGGCCGCCTACGAAGCCGGGCGCGTCGCCGGTGCCAAGGCCACGCTGGCCGCCGCCACTGCCTGCCGCTGAAAGGAACACGCCATGACGAACACCACCACTAGCAGCCATGTCGCGCTGCTACCCGGCGTTCAGGCGTGAGGCAGGCAGATGAGCACCCGCGCCCAGATCGCGATCCAAATCGGCCCCGACGAATGGGCCCATGTCTATGTCCACTACGACGGCTATCCCGCCCACATGCTGCCCGCGCTGGAACGCTGGAAGCCCGAAGACATCATCGCCGCCCGTGAAATCCGTCAGGTCACCCCGGAGGCGCTGGACTGCTTCGACCCGCCGGGAAAGCCACGCATCCTGTCCCGCCCGGCGCGGGAGTTTGCCCACCTCTACATGTGGATCGGCTGCCAATGGGTGCATGTGGTGCCGCGAGCGGATGTGGATCGGGCAGCACCGGAAGTCTAATCAGAAAGCACTGATATTGCTCGGAATTGCCTACACTTGGAGCGCCGTCAGAGCGATTGTTATTACACGGAAACGATGCAACTCACTCAAGGACTCCCCGCCATGCCCAACCGCCGCGCCGCCGCCACGAACGACAAAGCTCTGAACGCCTTCATGACCGCCAAGGCCGAGATCGACACCATGCTGGCACGGCTGCAGGCCCTCAGCGCTGATCATTTCGAGGCCCATCCCGACGAGGTGAACTGGGGCCACGTCGGCACCCTGACCCACTACGCCAGCCTGCTGCGCCAGATAACCGACACTGCCTTCAAGGAAGGCGAACACGCCGCCTGACGGCGCGGCAGCTCCGGACCAGCCCCGTGAGGACGGGGCTTGGCCCCGTAGAAGGGGGGCGCAACCCGCGCCGCCCGGATAAACGGAACACCTTATGTACTATCAGACCCTGCTCAAGAAACTCGCACCCGACTTGAACCCTGCGGGAGTCGAAGCCTCGATGCGGTTACATTACGGCACCCTGAACCATCTGCCGCGCGAAACCTTCGCCGAGGAGGCGCGGCTCGCAGCGGATCTGGAACGCCAGTCGCCGGGCATCCTGAGCCGCATCGCCGACAGCATGGGAATGGCCGACGAGTTCGCCAAATGGGAGGCCTGAGCATGGCGAAGCTGTCGGAAACCCAGAGCCTGATCCTGACCGCCGGGGCCCAGCGCCCGGACAACCTCGCCCTGCCGCTGCCCAAGGGGCTGGTCGGTGCGGCCGCAAAGATGGCGGTCGGCAAGATGATCGACCGGGGCTGGCTGCAGGAGGTCGACGCCAACCTGCGTCGCGGCGAGCCGCTCTGGCGTGAGACCGGCGATGGTCACGGCACGACGCTGATCGTCACCGACGAAGGTTTGCTTGCCGTCGGGATAGAACCGGTGGTGGTCCAGACCATGGCGGCCCTTCGGGAGCGCGCCAAGGCGGAGCCCGAGGCGGAAACCAAGGCACCGACACTGCGCGCCGGAACCAAACAGGCCTTGCTGATCGCGATGCTTCAGGCGCCGGATGGGGCCACGATGGAGGAGATTACCACCGCGACCGGCTGGTTGCCGCATACCGCGCGGGGCGCGATGTCCGGCGCCTTGGGCAAGAAGCTCGGGCTGGTCGTCACCTCCGCCAAGGAAGGTGATCGCGGCCGAGTTTACCGCTTGGACCCGAACGCCTGACCGCATCCCTTATCATGCCCCCAGCCGTTTCGCCTTCAGATCGGCGAATCTCTCGCCGGTCTCGGCCAATGTGGCCGTGGCTCCGGTGAACGCCTGCCAGCGCTCAATGGCGACATCGACATAGGTGGGGTTCAGTTCGATCCCGAAACAGACGCGGCCGGTGGTCTCGGCCGCGATCAGCGTGGTGCCGGATCCCATGAAGGGTTCATAGACCGCCTGCCCGGGGCTGGAGTTGTTCAGGATCGGCCGCCGCATGCATTCGACCGGCTTCTGCGTGCCGTGCACGGTGGCGGCATCCTGATCCTTGTTGGCGATCTGCCACAGGGTGGTCTGCTTGCGGTCCCCCGCCCAATGGCCCTTGCCGGTCTTGCGGACGGCATACCAGCAGGGTTCGTGCTGCCAGTGATAGTCGCCGCGGCTGAGCACCAGCCGATCCTTGGCCCAGATGATCTGCGACCGGACGGCGAACCCCGCGGCCACAAGGCTTTCCGCCACGGTCGAGGAGTGCAACGCGCCGTGCCAGATATAGGCGACATCGCCGGGGAACAGGGACCAAGCTTCGCGCCAATCCGCCCGGTCGTCGTTCAGCACCTTGCCAGTGCGCTTGGTCTTGGCCGCGCCCGCCTGGTTGCGCCAGGATGGGTCGTACTCGACGCCATAGGGCGGGTCGGTGACCATCAGCAGCGGGCGCACATCGCCCAGCAACCGCCCGACCACATCGGCCGAAGTGCTGTCGCCGCAGATCAGCCGGTGCGACCCAAGCTGCCAAAGGTCACCCGCGACCGACACTGGCGTGACCGGCGGTTCGGGCACCTCGTCCTCGCCCTCGACCGGCCCATCCCCGCCAAGCGCCTCCGGGTCGCGCAACAAGGCCTCCAGATCCTCGTCGGTGATGCCCAGCAGCGACAGGTCGAAATCCTCGGCCAGCAGCCCCGCGATCTCGTCGCGCAGCATGGCCTCATCCCAGTCGCCCAACTCGGTCAGCTTGTTGTCAGCAATCCGGTAGGCTCGACGTTCGGCCTCGTCGAGATGACCGAGCCGGATCACCGGCACATCCTTCAGCCCGAGCATGGTAGCAGCCAGCACCCGGCCATGCCCGGCGATCAGTTCGCCATCGTCGGCGACCATGCAGGGCACGGTCCAGCCGAACTTGGCCATACTGGCGGCGATCTTGGCGACCTGGTCGGTGCCGTGGATCTTGGCGTTGCGGGCATAGGGGCGCAGCCGGTCGAGAGGCCAGGTCTCGATCTGGCTCGGTGTGAACACCAGGTCCATGGGGTGGGTCTCGTCTGGGGCAGGGCGGACATGACGATGCACACGCCCGGGAGGGCTGCGTCAGGATCGGGTCCGCGATGGGGGAAATGACAAGCGCCCGCGAGGATATCCTCCGGGCGCAATTCTTCGATGATCAAGGGGTAGGTCAAGAGGGGCAGCTTTGTCAAATGAAAAAATGAAGTGGAT